CATCTTTTTTCCCGTATCGTTGTGCATATTTCATAATATTTCCGATACAAAAACCTTCACCATGTCCACTGTCAATAATAAATTCAGTAGACTGATATTTGTTCAAACTATAATGTTTGTTGTAAGTCGAATCAATGTACTGGGAGAACTCTTTGATAAGTTCTCCCTCATTGTACTTGTAATTGATTTTTTGTTTTTTACCAAACATCAGATTATTATAACTCCTCATTGTCTGATTCGTCAACTGGGTTTTCTGCATTTAAGTCCACCCCAGCATCAACCTTCGTGTAGAGGTCAAGGATAGCATTTCTTGTTTCCTCATCGAATCTTGAAATGCACATCTCGATTGACTTAAGTTTGTCACCAAACATTCTGAATGCATTGACGATATGAACAAGTCTTCTTGTTGTGATAACATCATCAATTGCACCCTCGTAGTAGGTTTTTCTGATAATGTCAGCCCAATCTACAAGTTTTTTACAAAACTCTGTGTCAACTGACCCAGTCAATTCCATTTCTTTAGAAAGAATTTTTCTTTCAATGTTAATTGAAGGATATTCTTGTTGCATTGTGATTGCAAATCTCTCAAGCATTGCTTCATTCATGATTTGAGTACCAATGAACTTTCCATCTTCAGAACCTTGTCCTTTAGTGTTTGCAGTTGCAAGGATTGTGAAACCTTTTTTAGGTGTCACCCACTCACCAGTTTTCTTGATGAGGTATCCTTTACCTTCAAGAACTGATTGTAGACACATAAGTTTGTTAGAACCAAGGTCGACTTCATCTAAAAGAAGTACTGCACCTTTTCTCATTGCTTTGATAACTGGGCCTTCTCTGAAGGTAACATTACCATTGACTAATGTGTGACCACCCATCAAATCATCTTCATCAGTTTCGATGGTGATGTTGACTCTGTACAATTCTCTTTTGAGAGAAGCACACACTTGTTCAATCATAAGTGTTTTACCGTTACCACTCAATCCAGTAACAAAAACTGGGAAGAAAATTTTGGACTTGATGATGTTCTTGACATCTTTGAAGTGTCCAAAAGGAACATAGTTAGACATTTTCTCGGGAATAACTTTGATGTTATCTTCAAGAACGTTAGCAACCACAGCTTGAGTTTGCACTGCAACTGGTTTATTGTTTGTTGTTTGCACAGCAGGAATAGGTCTTCCTGTCGGTTTTGAAAGTGGAACAACATTTGATGCACCATTTATTACCAGTGATAAATCAAAGGTGTTAGGTGCAGTTTTGAAATCATATCTAGATGATTTCACCCAATATGGATAATGACCTATATTGTCAAAATCTTCTTTGGTAAAAACAGTCTGCTCACCATATGCAGACTTTAATGCAGATAGAAATTCTTTTCTATCAGGTGTAAAATGAAAGTCTTTACCGTTTACAGTAATAGACTCACTTCTATCGTAACTTCTTTTATCAGTCATTTAGTCTCCTTTTTTAAAGTTATTAATCTCATCAGTTATTAGTATACAAAAAAATGCTAGTCACTGTCAAGTGCATTATTTAATTGGTTGTAAAATAGTTCCAATTTTTTTCTGTTGTTTAGAATTGAGTTCACCACCATTGTTTACCCAAATTCTAAATGCAAAACACTCCACTTCATCCTTTTTACATTGCGACACTCTGTCACACTCATACCTAGTGCAAGGTGGTGGGCCGACATCCATCACTGCATCAGCAAGTGACCTAGTTGTAATATCATGACATTGAATCCAATCTGATTCAACTCTCAATGGTTCTCTAACTCTCATTATGCAATCTCCTTAATAAATTCGTTAGTTAAAAATCTTGAAGTTGTTTTTGAATTTTGATTTCTTTTGAATGCAGCCAACACTCTGACTTTTTTTGCATCAATCAATTCATCATCAAGTGTATCTTCACCTTGAGTATTCAATGCAGAACTTGATGTTAAGAATAATTTGTTGTATCCAAAAGCATTCATTACTTGACCAGTTTTTCTGATACTAGTCCAAAGTTTTTTTACATCATCATCATACATATTATTGTCAAGGTATGAAAGTAAATTCCATAAATCTTTTTTTGATGGTAAAACGAAATAACCGTTTATAATCACACCAGTTTCTTTTTGAATCCAATCCAGTAAACATTGTGTTTTGTAGAAGGAATCTCTAGAATAGTAACCTGCAACTTTTGACACTTTGTACACTTTTCTAGAATATGGGTCAATGATTTGTTTTAGTCTTTTCATACCGTAGTAACTGTCATCATCATGCATTTGTTCTCCATCCAATTCTCTCTCTTCTTTAGTTTGATTTAAAAGGTCGGATTGATGTGAATAACCATCAGTAATCACTGTTAGTATTGATTTTTCAATACCGTATTTTTTGTTGAATAGAGGAATCAATTTTCTCATGTAAATCAAACACTCATCAAGAGGTGTACCACCTAATGAGTAACCACTTGGAAGAGTAAATCTATCCACATTCCATAACATATCAACCTCGAGGTGATGAGCATCACCATACCAGTTGTTGTACTCCTCGACATTTTTTTCTCTTTTTTTCCATGAACCGTAATAGATGTTACCTGCAAAATGTGAATCCCAAATCATTGCAAGATTAGTATACATCTTGTCAAATTCTCTTGAAGTCATTTCACTTGAAAGAAACTCAATCAACACTGAACTTACACCAACATCATAATCATAATCTGATTTTCTGTTGTATACATCAGAGAAAGCATATACTCTGAATGGTATTTCGGTTTTTCTACAAAACTCTGCAAGAATTATTGATTGTTCTAATAAGTCTCTGACTTCACCCATGATAGAACCACTCCAATCTAATAGAACATTGATACCATGATTTTTACCTTCAGGTAAGTAAGTCACCCTTTTAAAGATGTCATCAACAATCTGATACTTTGCAAGTTTGTTCATATCAAGTTTACCAGTTTTACCACTGAATGCATGGATAGCTCTTTTTGCAGATTGTTTCATTTCAAATTGTTTTGCCATGTGATTAACAATATTCTTGTTTTTGTTTTGAAGATTTTGTTTAGTCTTGATAGCTTTCTTTATTGTTATCTCATCTTGTTCTGTACTCTCAAAATCTTGAATTACTTTTTTGTAACCGATAACATTTTTTTCTATATCTTTGAATTTTGGTTTTAAGTCCGTAGTTTCAGTAACAATATTATCTTCAGATAAAAACATTTCTTCGTTGTTGTGTGCACTATGTTCGGTAATAGATTCTCTAGCACCGTTTTCATCATCATGTACACCAAACTCTGAACCATCTTTACCACCAGTGTCTTTTCTCTCTTCTTTTGGTTTAGTTTCTTCTACCTCACCTTCAGACTCTTCTTCTCCATCTTCTTGTTCGATGTTGCCGTCTTCTTTAGTCTCACTAGAAATTTCAGGAAGATTATCTTCATCATCGAAATCTTCATCTAAATCTGTAAAGTTGTCATTGTATGAATCTTCTGAATCCTCGTATTCATCTTCATTCTCGTCTTCATCATCTAGGTCAAACATTTTAGGGACTATGGATTCATCATTTTCGTCTCTCTCTTCGTTTTCTTTTGACCACTCGTAAATTGCATTTGCACACTCAACCACGTCTTCCCATGTTTTACATGCATAAGCCATATCAAGGAATCCTTGTTCTTCATCATTAAGATTGATTTGAACCCTAGCACCAACTTTAGTAATCAAGTTAATTTTATCAATAAGTGAAAGCTCTTGTAAGTCTCTATCTTTGACACCGAAAAAATCCATCTCCATCAATTCATTATATGCAGAAAAGAATGATTTTCTTAAGCCAGGAAATTTGTTTTTGATTGCAGTCTCGATTCTCACATCTTCAATTACATTAAGATATCCCTTTAGGGTTCTGTTTTCCTTCAGAGTAGAGTGTAAACCTTCTAGAGGTGTATTGAGTGCATGACCAACTTCATGACCCATGAATAAATCGTAGAGTTCTGAACTCATATCATCTTTGAAAATAGGACATGCAAGGACTCTGTTTTTTACATCAAAATATGCAGTAGGTATTTTTTTGTGAACAACAGTAATGTCCTCTGATGCCATCAGTTTTGCAAGAGTGTCTTTTTGGTTTTTTAGTGTTTCGTTTATCATGTTTTAAGTATATAAAAAAGTGAGGGTCATTGTCAAG